TTATTTAATTGTGTCTTTGTGTACCCAACCATTATTGCTAGGCGAGTAAGTTCTGCACCAAATGTTACCTTCTGCATCTTGAATTTCTTCGAAGATATAGACAGTCTCGCCTTTTTTAAGCGTTCCAATTTCTTTGTCGAACCTAAAGTTACTGAAATCACTACCTGAGCGTTGTCTCAACGATGCAGTATATTGAATTGTTCCTTTATAGTGAGGTGTCTTAGACCATGCTTTGATACGTTTACACCCTTTAGCTTTAGCAGGTGCTTTACCACCATTCGCATAATATTGAATACGCTCAACGAAATACTTCTTAACACTCGCTACTGAGCGACCATGCAACTCCCAACTTCTATGCGGGCATGCTGTAGGCGATAATTCTTTGTGCAGCCATACTGTCTGTGTATTGATAGGAATGTTATATGACTTCATCACTTCTGCAACTAGCTTAAATGTTTCTTCTTCGTTACGTAAGAATTGCTCATCACTTGCACTCATAGATTGGCATATTTCAAAACCGATTAAGTTAGCGTTACCCCACTGGTTACCTGTATGCCATGCGATACGGTCTGTATACTGTGCAAGTAAGATACTACCTTCCGACACATAATAGTGTGCGAATCCATTTTCTAACGGGTGGTTCGCTAAGAAGTTCTTATATCCTACACCTGTTAAAGTTCCTGCATCGTTGTGAATACAAACTGCCACAGGTCTCATCGCACCCGGATTTACATTTACTATACTTTTTACTACGTTTGTCATATTATTTCCCCTCCATATTTTCGTTGTTTTTTTCTACATCTAATACATTCTTAAATTCTTGTGCCTGCTGTGCATTGCGAGTAATATTGTTATTTCTCCAATAACTCCAGGCAATAGATCCGATTAAGAATAAATCACTCAACGTTTGATAGATAAACGTTTCATCAGTCTTAATTAGTGGTTTCCCGTAATGTGCTAGTGCTGAATTGATTAGTGCAATTAATAGCACGACTAAGCGTGTCAAAGCTAACTGTAATTCTTTATTCATCTGCTTACCTCCATATAAAAAGAACACCTCAACGAGATGTTCTTAAATATTTAATTTCTTTTCAATTTTTTCTAAAGTCTTTGAAATATGTTTATTTTCAGTTGTTAACGTATGCAATAACTTTAAATCTTCTCCAATTTTTTTAATATCTTCTGATATTTCAGCTTTATAAGAAATGAACTCTGTTTTTAATTCTGTAATATCTTCTTTATTACTTTTCACTTCTGCTTCAATCAATACCATTCTGCCCTCGTGTTTTTGCTTATCACTACTCGTCTTTTGATATACACCTAAAACTGTTAAAGCTAGAGGTATAACTACAGTAATAAGCCATAACATTAAATCTCCCTGATCTAATTGCATTTTTCACGCTCCCTTATTTGTTCTCTAAATTACTCAACCGTTCCTCCAACTTATCCATACGTTGCTTTAATGATTCGTTCTCGCTTTTTAAATCGGTATTCTCATGCGCTAATTCTTGAATAGCTTTAGCGTGCCACCAAATAACTTCGGAACCGTTATATCCGTCACCGTTTCGCCATTCTATCGGGAATTTATCATCTTTAGAATTTTCTCGAAGTATGACACCATGATGGTATAATTTGTTGTCTTCATGTTTTACTTTATATTTGTGCAACTGCAATTCATTTCTATATATATCAAGAACTTCGTAATCCCATTCTTCAATATCATGTTTGAATTTTTCATGTGACATAGCGTTCATTTCTTTAAAACTAATGTTCGCCCATTTATCAGTTGTACCTGTCATTGTGAATCTTACTTCATTACCACTTGATGGTCTCAAATATAAGTGACCACCATTGATATGACCGTTGTAATCTATAAATGGTGCATAGATACCATCTGAACGAATATTCGCATACGAAGTTTCTCCACCGTTATTATAAGTTGCTCTTAATTCGCCACCCGGCTTTGGTCTGATATAGAAATGAGCACCACTAATTTCATTGTTCGCATCAACTGTAGAGAAATAACCTTTGTCAGCACGAACACTCTTGTATCCACCTTCGTTTAATCCATCAGACATGATCTTCAACTCATTACCATCTATACCAATGTAGCCATCTGAATTTAAAGGGAACTTAAAGGCTAACGCTCGAAGTGGTCTGTATGCGTAACTACCAATTTCTCCGTCTCCAGGAATGTCATCGATATTAACCACACGTCCTTCTGCTTCTGCTGCACATCCTAAATAAACGTTACTGACCGATGAACCTAAAGCAGAAGAAGTTACGAGGGTATTATCTGCTCTGAATAGAACGTTGCTACTCTCGTTATATCCGAATATTCCGTAAGGCGAGATAGAGACTTTTCTACCACTTGCTCTCTCGACGAATTCAGCATCCCCACCATTTACATGGAAGTAACTCTTTGCGTTCGGCGAAGTGATGTTCAACCCTATTAATTCTCCTGTAGTAATCGCAGTAGCATTTATTCCTAGAGCAGTAATTGCGTTTTCGAACGTCTTACCACCATCACGACTGAGACCGACACCACCACTATTGAATACCACTAAATTATTAGCGTCTGTTTTATCTCGAGCGACAATGCCTAAGCTACTCCCGAAATCTAATTCTGTTTGAGCATTTAGTATCAAACTACTTGCATCAAGTATTGCTTTCTCTAATACGGAAGATGGTAGTTTTCTATTACCGTTTTTTAGGTCATTTATATATTGAGCTGCATGATTAACGTTTACTCTGTGTCTTCGTCCTAGTGGCATATCTCCAAATGTAACAGACTGACTTAATATCTCGCCTTTGTGGTTACGTTTAGTTGAAATAGCAATCAACCTCACAACTTGGCTATAATTGATGTTATTTGCTTTAAACATTACTTCATCAGCCAGTTTAGGCACTGCCTGTGGCCATTCTTTTTGCAGTGAGATAAAATCACATGTAATGCTAATTTTAAGCGATGCATCGACATATTTTTTAAGTTTAGCTTTTAATCTATCTCTGTTTGTCTCATCTTCAAGTTTTAAAGGTGGGCCTTCTTTAATTCCTATCATTGGTACATTAGCTAACGGATGTGTGTATGGCTCAATTATCCCTGCACTCTCTAATGGATCATCACTATCTAAATCTCCATACCCTCTTGCGTAAGTAAAGAAATTCGTACCATCCACTTCTTGCACGACGTTATAAGCGTTGATTTCATCGCTGATAAAGTAGTCAGGCTTTCTGTTGATATACTTTGATAGCTTAAATACATTATTCTCAATCTTGAATTCAAGTTCCCATGTTTCAAGAACCATCTTAAATACTTCAAGTTTAGTCTGTCCGTTTCCAAAACCATCTATATATTTTGAAGTATCGACAGTCTCTTTAAAATCATAAGAAAAAGGTAAGTCGCTAAAGACTGTATCTAATACAGTCTTAATAGCATACTCACCTTCATAATTCTTATATAATCTTCTTGTATTTAATAATTCGATAAAATAAGGAACGCAGTTTAAAGTTAATACTTTAGTTCTGCGCCCAGGCTTTACTTCTTTTCGCTTAACCACATACTCGACATTGTCGCCAGGGCCATTAACACCCGAAATACGCCATGACTCTGTAATTTTAGATGTGATAGGCTTATTTACTGGCGTGTCAAATAGTTCGACAGTAAGCGTTGTGTCGCTATTAATTTGTTCATCTAATGTCGTCGTACCTTCAATTATGAAAGGTACTCCGTCTAAATCAATTGCTCTGAGTGTCATTTAATCACTCCTTTTTAAATTTATTTATAATAAAAAAACCCTAATCACTTCGCGTGAGTAGAGGTTGGATATTAATATAACTATTTAGTTAAATTATCTATAAGTTTTGCCTTTATGATGACAGTTGAATATTCTCTTCAGATTGATTATTACTTTTGTTATTTAACTGACCTGTTAAAGATTCAACTATAAGTTGTTGCAATTTGTATCACTTCCCACTTAATCGCTTTATTCGCGAGTAATGCGTGCGTGTTATTTTTTAAATCTGTAATTATTAACGATAGTTATCACGCTCCTTTTACGACTGTATTAATCCGTAACCCTTCCAAACTCCTGGACTGCCAGAAGTCACGCATACCCAGCCTTCATATCCACCCGGTGCAGGAGAATCATTTATTATCCTTTGACCTTGACTCCAGTTCCCTGTCTTTGGAGGTGCAGCCCCTTCTTGATAACTCGTATTCATACCATGCGTGAAACCATTAGGGAAATAAGGAACACCTTTCTTTAAAGCGTTTGAGATTTTAGAATATGGGAAAAGTAATCCACGTTCGCTATCAGTTAAAATACCATAATAATTAGCAGATACAGTGTCAGGTCCAATATACGTTTTCGCTTTACCTTTAGTAGTATAAAGTTCTAGCTTACCGTCTCCGATTCTTGCAGCAAGACTAGAAATGCCATTAAAATCATACGCAGATTGCTCGTCATCAGCTATCGTAATAGGTTTAGAACTGAATACCCCTCTGTCTACTAGACCACCTAGATAATTTTGTCCTTTTTCAGGTAACGCACCTGTTGCACCATAAATTACATGTCTACTACTTAATTTATAATTGAAAGGGTGGTTACTCTCTGCATATGTTCCAATCCATACAGTTTTAGAAGGTGTTTCAGTATCGGGCGCAGATTGGAATGCACCTTTTTTATTACCATCAGCTTCTGCACCAATGACAACACCGCCAAGAAGAGAGCCATCGTATATTCCGACGCCCTCATTATAGTAAGTAGTAGCTTGATCGATAACGAAAGTATTAGCATCTGCTCCTAGAATATTAATACCGTTCCCACCATTTTTCATGCTCTTTGTCTGTCTTACCTTCGTGTGATTTGCATTACCACCCACTTTTTTTCCACTCACTGTTGAATTCGCAGTAATATTAATACCATCTTTTCCGCAGTCTAAGAATTCTACTCGACATACTTCTAATGGCGTATTGATGAAAAATCCGTCGTCCTTCTTACCTTTAGACTTCCCGCCAATAACAGTAAAGTCTTTAATTACGGAATACCTACCATCACGTCCAATTTGATTATCAGGTAAAGCAATGCCATCTAAATTATTAACATTCATTTCATGAACGCCTAATATGTTTGCGGTATAAGGCGCAGCAGGAAGAACTGCGTCTGTATAGTCGAGGATTGTATGTCCCTGACCTTGCCCCTCTAAATAAACCCTTCTAGAAATAAAAATTGGTTTATTAAGTTTATATCGTTTTTTATCAAGCATTATTTTTATTGATTTTTCTTCTGGGAATGCATTTATAGCTTTAAAAAATGCGTTTGAATCATCTGTAACACCATCTCCGACAGCACCATAATTTTCAACAAGTATAACTTTTTCAGTTTGAGCAACTTCTTCTTTCACTTCTGATAATCCATCAAAATTCAAATTCGACTGTTTAATCCACTGTTTACCATCATAAACATACACTGCATTCTCATCAGTTACTCCACGAAGTTCTTTCAGTTCCGCATCTTTTGGTAAATCGTTAAACGTTGCTACTGGATCTTTGGGTTTAAATTCGTTTTCTTTCAACCAATTTTGCACGACTTCGCTTGAAATAATTTCTTTTCCTCTGTCTTCAATAATTTTCTGTACATTAGATACATTATTACTAAGTTTTTGGAAGTTCTCATCTATATCAACAGATGTTTTTTCATTTAGCATAGGATAAATTCTTTCTAAACCTATCATCTTCTCACGCTCCTTATATTCTGTGCACCGTAATAAAATCTGAAATCAAATTCTATATCGTATGCATTTATTCCTTCTATTTTAAATGTGTTGTATCCACTATCTATATACGGAAATACATAGTTAGTATCTTGAATTGCTGTCGCACTATTCACTTTGACATATGGTTGATTGATTTCAATCACATCGCCATTATTAATCGTTCGAGTGATAATAAACGTTCTGCCATATCTATCAGTTAAACGAATAGATGATGCAGATTGTCGTGCAATCAGTTTAATCTTGCAGTACTGCTTATAATCATTTATCGGAACGTGACCAGGATTGAATATATTGAACGTTGGTTCGTTTGAATATTTATACTTCCATGTGTCCTTATCCTTTTCTTGCATTAATAACCCCATGCCCATACTCCAAAGATTATCTGTGGCCATCACGCCGTTATTTTGAATGGTCATTGATGTGCCAATGCTTTCTGCATATGGAAGTCTAGCAGTTTCGAATGTCACCATTCCTGCACCTGTTAAGGCTACTTGCTCAAAAGATGTACTCCCTGCACCGATTACAAGATACTGTTTACCGTCTGCATATCGCATGTTTGGTAACTTCATCGGCCCTTGAGTTTCTCCTGGCAGTTCAGGTTTAATTTCAATGTGTTCAGGTACTATCTCTCTAATGTAGAAAGGCTCTGTGCCTGATACGATTGACTGTATTCTATCTCGTAGCATCGGATATTGAGCTTCAAAGCTAAAGTTAAACTCAATCTCTGCTTCAATCACGATTTTCTCATGGCTTGCATGACTTAATACACGTCCTGCCATTCCGTCAATCCTATTGAATTCCGTTACTAATTCTGGTGTGGATATTTTTAAAGGCGAAGTGAGGAAGAACCCCAATTCGCCTAAATTTATAACATTATTACCTTGCTTTAATTCTAATGATCGCATTAATATGCCCCCTGACTCAGTACGTTGATGTGAGCATCTGTACCATCGATTCTGTCAATCTCATGTTTAAGTCCTACGACATCTAAATCAGTATTCATGAAGATGTTTATTACTTGTTGACTGCCTGCTGTATCATCTGCATTAATCATCTCTTGAGTAATCGTGCCACTGATATTCTTAACATCTGCTGCGGTTTTAATGTCTGCTAGTCGCATATCAGGAGCGATATTACTTTCAATACCTTTACTCACAGATGCAGCTGCCATACTTGCCATTCTGCTTGCAGTATTCAGACCCTTCACAAGTCCTTTACCAACGAACTGCATCAACTCAATCATGACACGAGATGGCGAGTGAATTCCTAATTTCTTACGCATCGTAGACGTTAATACGTTTGCCATTTTTGCTGCAACTGCTGCTAACTGTTTATCTTGTGATTTAAGTCCGTTCACAAGACCACGAGCAACATCAATACCATTTTTATAGAATGTATTTGCATTCTGACTAGCAAACCTACTTGATACTGCGTTGATTTGAGCCTGAATACTATTAACTCTCTTAATCGCATTCTTTCCGCCCTTTACTAGACCTTTCGCAATATCTCCACCATTCTCGATACCTGCATCTAAGATGTCTCTTAATGTTGATTTATTCACGCCACGTTTTTTTAACAACCCGATATTCTTCTGATACTGTCTTGCTGCATTCAATCGTTGCTGCATTACTTTAATCATACCGTTCGATGACTTGCGCCCAGTATTCGTAATTGATGCATAACCTCGAATGTCGTCCATCATTGCTTTTTTAAACTCATCGCGTTTACCGATAACATCTTTCAGTTTATCTTGTGCTGACTTAATACGTTTAGCGAGATTTTCACGCATACTAGCGATATTAATCATCTTATTGCCTGATGTTCTAAAAGACTTAGACATCGATTTAACGACTGCTTTCTGTACTGCATATGCTCTATTCTCTTTCTTTAAATTCGCTAACTGCTTATTTAAAGTGTTACGCGTTGATTGTTTCAATTTTCCACGTAAACGTTTCTGAATTGAGATCATACGTTTATTATTCTTCGACATCTTATTCGATGCTGTTTCTGATGCTGTTGCTAAAGTTTTGTAAAGCGCTTTGACACCATCTTTCGCTTTATCCTTACTTGCAGACTTGATTTTAGCGAACTGCTTAACAACGTTATCGACTATCTTCACAGATGCTTTTCTTACAAGTGGTGCTGCTTTAGATATACCTATCGCCATACCTTGAGAAGTCCAAGCACCAATCTGTTTCAACACTTTAGATGGTGAACCAATTTTTAAGAAAGATTTTACTTGAGCTACAGCATCGCTTGCCATTTTACCCGCTGCTTTGACTGCTTCTCCTGCCATATTCTGAATACCACTGATGAATCCGCGTACTAAATCGGCTCCTGCTGAAATCATATCGCTCGCAGCACCTGTAACCGCACTTAAGATATTGCTTACCATTGTAGTGATTGCAGAAAGTGCTTGTGATGCTCCCGAACTAATCGCAGAGACAAATGAAGACATGGCTGATGTAATCGTAGATACGATACTTGAACCAAAACTCACTATCGTGCTTAGCATAGAACTGAAACCACTTGAAACAACTGAAATCACTGTGCTAATTGCAGAAGATATAAACGATGTAATACTCGACCATACCGAACTGATTGTGCTTGAAATCGAACTCATGATAGATGATGCAACTGAAAGCATATTAGAAAAGCCTGAACTTACAAATGATACTGCCGAACTAATTGCGCTCGATATCGCAGAAACGATACTCGAGAAAATACTCGACGCTGCACTAAGAATCGAACTCATTATCGAACTCGCTGTTGATAACATGTTCGAGAAACTTGATGATACAAAGCTAACCGCAACGCTTAGCGCTGTTGATATTGCAGTAGTGACCATGTTCCACGCGCTCGTCATAGATGACAGTAACTGCGAACCAAAACTTACGATGCCTGAAATAACTTGAGTAATCCATGCAATAACTGCCTGTAGTGCTGCACCTAACGCAGACATGATAATCTGTCCTACAGTCATTAATGCTGCACCTAATATTGTTACTCCGTTTCTAAATGCTTCACACTTCGTCCATAACAAGTATATTGCTGCACCTATAGCGACGACTGCTGCAATTGCGATACCAATCGGTGAAGTTAATAAAGTGAATGCTGCACTTACTAAAGTGATTACATTCTTTACTAAATTGAATTTGCTTACTAACTGAACAATAAATCCACCTAATTGCATAATCGGTTGAAGGAATAATCTAACGAAACTAATCGCTTTCATAATCGCCCCACCAAATAACATAATCGATCCAACAACTGCTGTAATCTGTGGATGTGCTGTTGCGAAACCTGCAACCCACTGTGCTACTGCACCAACTAAACTCAATACTTTAGCGCCTATAGGAGCCATTGCTGTACCAAAAGCGACAAGTGCTGTAATGATAGAACCAATCGTTGACATCAGAACAGGACCTTGAGTCTGTACGTATTCGATGAACTGCTTAAAGCCTTGAGATTGCGCGATTGTTGCACTCCATGCTGCAAATCTTGCAGACATATCAGCTAATGATTGAAATATCGTTTGACTGTTTGTCCCGAAGGCAGAGAATAAATTAAAGATACCTTTAAAAGTATTACCGAAAATCTGCCCGATTAATGGTAAGTTCGTTTTAGTATAGTTGATGAAGTTCTGTATTCCTTGAGATGTACTTACTTTCTGACTCCACGCATCGAACTGACCACCCATGTTCGCTAAACCTTGTGCTACCCAACTAAATAATGGCCCGAATTGAGTAAATAAGCTGATTAATCCACTACCAAATTTACCTGCTGCAGTCATGATGTTTTCAAATACTGTCACGCCTGTTGTTCGCATCATGTTAAAGAAGTTTTGAGCTACTGTACTCGACTGTACCCAATTTGAGACTTTAGCACTTAATTGTGCCATGCTGTTCGCTACCCCTGTAATGAACGGAGTTAAGCCTGTGAGTGCAGTTTTAGCGATATTAATACCATTCGTCATCGTTGTAAAAATAGCGCCTGAATTAGCGCTTACGAGGGCATCAAACTGTGTCTTTAAACTATCTAACGCAGTCTGAAATGCCCTAGTCTGAGCAGTTGCTTGAATTGTTCCATCCTGTAACATCTGATAGGCTCTCATAGCCATGCCACCAAATGCCAATGCACCTACTCCGGCGATACCAAATGCTCCGGCTAAACCTATCGCACCTCCACCAACTACAGCTAAAGCATTACCAATTGCCATAATAGCAGGAACGATACTCGCTAAAACTGGAATAGCAGCAGGAGCGATAGCGCCGAGCAACGCAGGTAACGTTCCGATATTCTTACCAAACTCAGTAACTTTCGTTGACGCTCTACTTATCGTGTTCATGAACATCTTAATTTTGTCATTCGCTGACGTGTCAACATCACTTCGAACTCTGAATTTATTCGGAATAGATTTCAACATTGCTCTGAATTTACTAATCTGAGCAGTTGCAGCTGCAGTATCTGCATCGACATCAACTGTTACTTTATCTTGAAGTCGATTTGCTGCTGCTTGCGCTCTATTAATATTTGAAATGAATCTGTTAACATTCGCATTAATTTCTGCAACGAAATTCTTATTCATCTGGTTCCTCCTCTTCTGTATTATTTGAGCCATTTACAGCCTTATACCACTGACTCATGTCTGCTCTCTGTCTTTCATGTACTGCCTTCTTATACGCTTTATCTTGTTCAAGTTCTTTATCAGTCTTGCCGACTTTACTTTCTTGGACATCTAAAGCTTTTAAGTAACTGTTTAGCTTTCCACCGTTGTTCGCTTTAGCAAATACATATCCTGCTTCAGCGTTAATACGTTTCTGATCAAGAATACTTTTAGTGTGTCCATTTACGACATTCAGCCATTGACGTGGACTCAAATCATAGAATCTGTTTAAGTCCACAAAGCCGAATAAACGAATGACATCACTTTCTAGCTCGTCTAAACTTGGGAAGTCACTTCGAGTAAGCTGTCTTTCATTTCTTGAAGCATGCGAACCTGTTCCATCGCTTCTTCGATGATTTCCTGTTTCTCTTCTTCCGTTTCTGCTTTCTTCGCTTGTTTCTTCGCTTCCATCTTCGCTCCCTTGAACATCAATTCCCAAGAGTGAGCTACTTTGTCTTTGAAAAAACCGCTGTATTCTAATACCTCTAAAGCACCTTTGAATAAAGGTTTCATTCCTTTTTCATCAGCTACGTTCTGTAATACTTCCATGATTTCTTCTTCTGTTGGTGCATTGTTACGTAAGTAAGCAGTCGCACATACCCAGAACTCAACTAATTTCGTTTCATCCATGTTGATTAGACCATTGTATAAAGTTGTGAAGAAGTCTACTTCATCGCCTTTGCCTTCATACTTTTCTTTACCTACTTTGTTAAACCAGAACGTCCCACGCGCCTGTAACTCTTTACCGTAATCTGATACGTTATTGTTCTCGTCTACTTTACGTCCAAATGTTAATACTTTGATTGCTTCTGTCATGTTAATATCCTCATTTCGTTTTATAGTTTTTATTTTGGCCAAAATAAAAAAGGGGATTACTCCCCCTTAAATTATGCTGATGCTGTTTTAGTGCGGCTTGATAATGGTCCTGTGTACTCACCAGGTTTTTCAGGTGTAACTGCAATTGATGCAGAAGACGGATTAAGTACTGAATCCGGTAACTTCGGTAACTTCATAGGTACTGTTTCAACTTTAACTTTTAAAGTTGTTTCTAATGAAGCACTTTCATCATCAAAGCTATCCTCAATTTCTTCAGGAATCGTATATCCAAAGTTAACGTCATGCTCTTCTGCTTGTGTTTCAGAATTTTTAACGATTGCTTTATATCCAATCCATACTTTTACTTCTTTTTTCTTACGGAATGCATCGATTAATTGTTCCTGACCAGGGTCATTTTTGATACGGTCAAGTGTGATGCCAATTTCTTCTGAACTCACACCAAAGTCGTGGTCCATTTTGCCTCCAACTGCTTTCTCCTTTACTTCATTTGAGAACTTATGAGAACCTTCTTGAAGTCCTGCGAATACTAAACCTGCATCTCCCAATTTATTATCTACAGGTTGCATTAAAATAAACATATCTGTATTAGACATTTACATCTCTCCTTAATTTTTAATATCTTACTTTGTGGAATACATCGTATTTAATTCTCAATATTCCATGTTGCGTTACATAATCAATATCTGTAATCGTCTGTTGATTATCAAGACGTACATCTGTAATAACGTAATGATCTAACTCGACATCTTCCAACTGCATCATCGCTCTTTTAAGCATTACTACGAATTGACGTGTTTCATCGACAGTTAAATCAGGATTAGCATCATTGCGATGATAAACATGTGCAGTTACTGCTATCGTCTCAACTAATGTATTACTCGTCTCATGTTCAACGACGTTCGTCTCACCGACAATTACGTAAGTATTTGAGTTAATATCCACTTGCGCCCTATCATAAATGTGGTTATTCAACCCACTTAACAAAGGACTATTATTCAAGTGAATCATTATCGTCTTGATTAGTTCACGTTCTGAGCTAACCCAATCTGTCATTTAACCACATCCTATCCGAAATAATCATTGAAATACTTCTCTCCTGCATCGATTGCAGGCCCCCAAAACGGTTGAGGTGGACTACCGAAAGTCGTAACCCAATCGCCATCTGCAGACTTGAATGTCCACGGAATCTTTTTAGCACGACTACCTTTTGTTGCATAGATGCCAGTACCATATTCAACGTATCAATTTGTTATCGTAAAGGCTTTTTATCCTCTACTTCTTACAGTCACCTGTAAGTTCGGCATATATTTTCAACCAATAAAAAAGACAACCTTTATTGGTTGTCGGATACTCTTGCCAGAATTATATTTATTCATCTGGTATGCTCTACGGTGCTTCATAGCCTTTCGCAATCTATGAAGTTACCTCGGTGTTATCTTTATATTTTTCAATCAAATCTGTAAAAGGAATGTTTCTTTTCTTATATCTTGACACTTCATTCAAAGGTATATTGTATCTATGTGTCCATTGCATCGTCGTCAGTGTTTCGCCATCATATGTGTGGTAAACAGAAGTTGTTTTGTTGTAATATTGTTGCTCCATTGGAATCCATTCGCAGTTGCTAGGTTCGTAATTACCATTAACATCGATACGTTCTAATGTTAACCCTTCTTCGAACCCATTTTTTTCTGCCCACTCAATAAACTTTAAAATGTCTTTCCAATCTTCACAAACATTAATACCTCTAGCACCATAACTTTTAAATTGCTTTGTCTTATTATTTTCACAACGATGAATCATAGCATTCCAACGTCCATATAACGGATGATTAGTCATACCATGATTATTAACAATTCCAAGATTAATCATATCTTGTTCACGTTTTAGACATCCACATGATTGTGTGGTTTTTAAAGAATCACTTCTCACTACCTTTTCGTTTCCACAATCGCAAATACAATTCCAATAAGTTTTTCTCCCTGATCTCTTTTCAGATAATGATATTACTGTCAATCGCCCATGACGTTCTCCAGTTTTATCTACAATATTTTCACCTTTTACAAATCGACCTTTATTATTTCTAGTTGTCATATCCATCACCTCAAGTATATTATACCTGTCCCAAATTCGATATACAACTATATTTTAAAGACTTCCACCGATTTTACCCGATTTTTAAATTATCGTTACCAATAATTGCGGCATACGTTTTACCGCATAATCTGCACCAACAGAAACGACTCCTTTAAGTCCACCATCCATTGTTTTGAAGTTAATCAGTTCCCTTAAAAACCCTGTATCAACTGGCGCTAAAGCCTGTGCAGTACTGTGAATCGTTAAGACAGTACCTAGTATTCCTTTTTTCGCCCACTGTTCCATCTCGTCGCTATATTCTTCTAACGCTGTAACTAACTGTTTCATAACTTATTCAAAGGAAGTCGCATGTACTTCCCTTGCCCTCCCTGGTCCTCATCATCTCCTGTAACTTCATAACGTTCATTCTTATAAATGATTACGTCCGTTTTCTTGATGTTGAACGCTCCGGCATCGTAGTACATGAATCGCGTTAATTTAATATTGCGTTGATGATACTTATCGACATCTGTGGTTGAAGGTGTATCTAAAAAGGCTTTCTTAGGTATCATAGCGACTTGATTTACTGTTTTGACAGGATAAGTCGAAGTATCTCTAGTTGTTCCTGTAATGCGTTCTATGATGATGTCATGTATATAGAATCTATCGAACATGCTACCACCTCAATTTCTTATAAGGCTCAAGAGATTTATAAAGCGTTTCAGGTAAGTCTTGAGTGAAAGAAATACTCACCGTACCCATACTTTGTGATGCGATTCCACTGTTTTCACAATGCTTTATCGAATCAGCAATAAATTTCTTTACGCCCATCGGCTCATAACCCTCAGTAAATATTCCATTACAGTAGTCTTGAGCGATACCTCGATATAACTCAATCAAAAGTGCTAGTTGTGAATCTTCATACTTATCAACTGACCACTGATTTATCGTTCTTACTTCTAAAGGCTGCATATGATCACCTACTTACTTAACAACTCAATAAGTTCATCACGCGTGAGTTTAGAATAACCTTCTAATCTCTTTTCTTTCGCTAATGCTTTGAGTACAGCTACAGTCTTATCTTCGAACTCATTTACAGGTTCAGTAACTGCTACTTCTTCTGTAACTTCATTGAGTTCGATAAGTTTTATTTCACGCTGATTATCTGTGCTTGACAATTCATACATACGGTCATCTGTCACTTCATACTTAACGTCTTCGTGTGGGAAAGGGTCGCCCGTATTATACGGACGATTACCATCTTTTAAATCTTCCCAGTACGTCAAAGTCGTACCTGTTAATTTCGTTTTAGCCATAAAGCTATCACTCCTTTAATTTATTATGCGCCTACTCCAGATGCTGCTAATGGCACTTTAACAACTCCATCCAAACGTTCAGGGAACATTAATACACCTGAAACTAATAACGTTTGTTGAGTTAAAGTTTCGTTGTGTAAGAAGTGCTTCATACCAATAAATCCAGTAGAATCTGATGTTAAACCGAATTGACGACCTAAATCAGAAGTACCCGCAGGGATATAAGCGATTACTAAGTTTTCAGCAGCAGTACCATAAACATGTCCACGAGTAACTTGAGTTGAAGTGAATACGATAGTGCCTGTTAAATCAGTGTAGTAGTTTAAACCGAAAGCATTTTCTAATGTCATTTTCTTATCTGCTACTGCTTGTGCCACGTCCATCGGATGAGCAAATACAATAGGTTTTACAGTATCATCTTCAAAGATTACCTGTAAATTACCCCAAACAGTCGCTAAAGCACCTTGTAAACCGTTACCTTGATTTAAGTTCGTTTGCGCTTTGCCAGACTGTACTAAAGTGAATAAGTCTTTACGAACGTTATTCTGTACTTCTTTAATTAATGCAGCATCAGTAATGTCTACTGCTTTATCTGTTCCATAAGTTTGAATAGCTTCAGCAGATGTTGCTTTACGATATTTCTTTAACGTAATTTTTTTAGTGCTTGCTACAGTTGGTGTTACTTTAGAAAGTGGAATTAAATCGCCTTCTGCGACGTTACCATCTGCTAAAGTTACTGACGGTTTACCTAACAACTCGATTGTCATACCACTTGATACTGGCATTAAACGTGTAATTCCTAACGCTTTTTGCAAATCTACTAAGTCTTGTTGAAAACGATAAGCGAAATCAACCGACTTGGCTTTGAAATTATCTAAATTTGGAACCGTTTGTAAATTCGGTTCAGGGAAAGATTGTGATGCGAAATGTTGAATGTTAAGTTTTAATGCTAAATTTGTTTTATTCATATGTTATTCTCCTTTTATTAGAACAGTTCCATATTATCGTTGATTGCCTGTTGTCTTAATTCAGGATCTTCGATAGCAAAAATCTGTTCTCTTGTCATTTTTGTTTGACCACCTTTAGGCGGCGTGATTCCAGTTGGCTTAGCGACATTATACATATATGGCATTGACTCTTTAGAATCTGTAAATAGTTCTGTAAGCCCATCGAACGTGCCATCGTCATTACGCTTAACTTTGCTAGTATCCGCCAGTTTTAGAAAAGCGTCGGCATCTACGACTCCTTGTTTTATCGCTTCAACCTTAATTACATTATTCAGTTGTAGTTGCTGCATCTCACTATCTTTTTCAGCGTTGATTTGTTTATACTTTTCGAGTTCTGCATTTAACTCCTCATTATCCTTCGCTTTAGCTTGCAGCTGTTCGAGTTGAGTGTCACGATTCGTTAATTCCGCATTTAATGTATCAACTTGAGCCTGTAGCTCATCTGCTTTATCCGATTTTTCTTTTAACGGACGCATTGCATCGTGATGTTGATTTATAATATTTGGAATAATGTCTTCTGTAACACCTAAACCTCTTAAAAACTCTCTGTTCATATTTGAACTCTCCTTTTACTTTTTTTATTACGGTGGATTAAGTACCACCAGATAGACAGATTTAACGACGTATCAAGGTCAAGTGATGGAATACCACCATCATGAGATAAGGATGACCACCTTTCTTCATGTTTATTGTCATAATAAATAGACATTTTAAAGTCTTGTCTAGGACTGTTTGTTTAAAATGATTCAAATGAGGTTAAAGTATCTCCCTCATAAAGATGGATACCCTTACTATCAATGACAACCTTCTTTTCAGGGTTATCTTTATCGCATAGCGTTATACTATCAGGATACTCTGCAATTAATTTATTCTTGAAATCTTCCGATGACCCTACAACTTTCACATTACCCATTTTGACTTCACGAGTTGGTGTATCATCTTTCGGTTGCTGCAATTCTTCTAACTGTTTATGTGCAATCGCCAACTCTTCTTTGAGTCGTGAGTTTTCTTCTTTGTATTGTTGGCATATTGTTGAATTTATAAGTATCTCATTGTATTCGCTAATATTTAACGTAACTGTACTTTGCATGGTTATTTAACTCCTTTATAAATATAATTTAGTAAATTAATTAACATATATCCGAAAATCATTGCGGCAATAACGATGAATAAAATACAAACAAAAACTTCACCTGTGGTGTCGGCTGCGTTATTTTCATTCTTTACATTTGTAGGCTCTACTTCTATATGCTGTGTGCCATTAGTACTAGGGTTTAAAATGTATGTTGATGGATTATAGTTGTTCATCTTTACCCCTCCACCCATTCTATTAAGTTGTCTACATTCGCTCTTACTGTCTCGTAATTAATATCAACTTGGATATGTGAGTTTAAAAACTGTTTATCAACCATATCTAAGTTACAGTAGCCTGTCATAACTTCGCCTGATTTCAATTTTGTCGCAATCATAACATTATCAAAATCATCATTCTTAGCCCATTCGAGTAAATTTTCAATATGTTCAATGAGTTCTTGTTTGCTCGTCTTACTTTCCGATACGAATTTTAGTATCTTACTCATAATACTCACTCACCCTTCAAAAAAAATTCATATTCTTTAATCGCTCTATCTAAATGAAACTGTATAGCTGTCATATCACCTCTAGATAATATGTAATTCACTGGGTTCTTTTTGTATGCGTCTAACATACTTTGATAATATTCTACTTCTCGCCTTAAAATATATTCAATGTTCAACTCACCTGGCGATTCAAAAACTAACTTGACCGCTGTTTTTTTCCTTTTACTCATCCTACTCGCCCACCTTTCAACCATCGTTCATATTCTTTATATGACATATAAGGTATTACTACCTTCTTGCCATTTGAATCTTTCGCTCGTCTTACTTGAGGCTCAACGCCATCAATTAAGTACATCAATGTACATCTACAGTTAATGTTTTCTTTAGCTGAATTCACACCAACTAATAAACGTGGCCCAGGACCGACGCAACCATTAATTTTAAACTCATGGTCAATCGGTACTGAATCGCCGTCTAAACTTCTATGTGATGATCTCGTGCGACTATCTAATGTTGATGTCCATCTCTTTTTCATATCGACACCTTGTACTTCTGCATTTTTTGCACAATCTAACGATGCTTGACTTAATGCTCGTCCACCTTCTGTACGTGCGACACGTTTAGACTGTACGCTTGTCATACCTATGTTCTGTCGTAATCGTTTAGCCATCGCATTAAAGCCATCTCCAGCCATGATAGATTGACTGATATCCACTCGAATACGTTCAAGCACCTTTGCTCTTTGCTTTGCTAGTGTTGGTGCTAACTTAATAAACTCGATAGGCTGTTCAAGTGCTTTCTGTACATTCTCAATCAGTGGATATGCTTTGATTAGTACCTGTTGCGTGGTGTACTCGAATAAAAAGTTATACATTAAAAAAGACTGCAGATAGACATTCTCCTGCGCTTTCTTTATAATCTGCGCAATCCTCGAATAATCTCCTGTAATCTCTTTAGCGATTAAATCTAACTCTTTATTGAGTCGATTATATTTATTTATTTCAGTCCATCCAACGTGACCATTCTCATCAGTAGACTTTTCATAAAGTAAGGATAAATCAGTGATAATCTTTTGAAGTCGTTCACTCCATACTTTATCGATTTCTTTTTCAGCTTTAGCGATTAATCTTTCAATCTCTCGCCTAATCTGTTCCTGGTTCATCTGATTCACCACCCGACGTTTTAAATCCATCAAATGAAACGTTAATATCATAATTTAATTCTTCAACTGCAAGTATCATGTTATATGTTACTTCCAATCCATCTTTTACACCTTGTTTGTAATCTTCATTTTCTTCTTCAACATCATTAAGCTTTTCGTCTATCACTTTTCGTAATGCTTTTTTTAATATTTCAATTCTATCTGAATCCGTCATTCGATAATTAGTTTTCATCTTCAGCACCTACTTTAATTTCGGGTAGTCTGCTATTAAGTGATAACTCTTGAGCCTGTAGTCGTTCTTGCTCTCCTTGCATATCATCAACCCACGGATGATTGGCGAGTATCGTTTCATCTGAGATAATACCTTTACTCATACCGGCGATTTGTGCATCTTCCAGGTCATTCTTTAATTTGTTATATCTGAATGTCATTTCGATGTCTTCGTGATTCCCATCAATGCCTTTAGCTTTAAAGATGAACCACAATAACTCTTTCAATGCTACTCGAGTTTTACGTTCTAACTGTTTCGCTTTTATATCTAAACCACTGTAGAGAATCTTCAGTGCTACACCTGATGGACTATTACCAAATTTATTAGTGTTAAAATCAACACCACGACCTAAGTCGATGATCATATCCTTTAACATATCTAAGTACTGTTTCGTTTCTTCGATAGGTATCTTTACAGATAGCGTATCAATGCCACCATCAGTACCTAAGCTAATCGCTTTATAGTGCTTTAGATTCTTCAAAAACTCACCTAAATTTTCCCCTCGGAAACCACGTAAAGCAAATATGATTTCAGTTGATTCATCAAACGTATTCTGTATATCTGACAGTCGTTTATTAAATGCATCAATCTGTGTCTTATACTTCCAAATATCGCCCTTCTCGTAAGAGTTATTGCGAAATGGGATAAAAGGTATACGTCCCCAACTTTCGCCACTATAATGTGTCATTATGTGCGATTCACCGTAATAATAATCAGGAATATACTCGCCACCGTTTTCTTGCCAATAGCTTACTTCATTAGGACTCCACACTTCTGCTTTATTCTTATCATTCAAAGCGTAATGTCTGATGATTAACTCTAAATTGCCACGTTCATCATAGACAGGAACAATCTGTTCTGCAGGCACTTGCATAAGTTTGAGTTCGCCTTCTTCGTTATAGTAAACGTGTAGCCACTCGATTCCTTTATTTGACGCTGCAGTCAGTAAGTCGTTCATCAAATCATCAAACTCATCGTTTAATACTTCGCCAATCTTTTCTAAAATAGGTTTGTCTGCTTTAAAATTAATCGGCTCTGCAATCAGATAGCCGACTTTCTGGTCAACTTGGTTCGAATGGAAGTTTGCAATCATTCTCCAGTCTGGCTTACTTTCATCAATGTTACCGTAAGCATCTTTTTTAGGTTCTAAGTCGATAATGTCATGACGTTCATTGTAGTAACGTTCGCCTACTGCTTGAATCTTAGCGACTGCCATATGTTCATCGATTAACTTCTTAATCGTTCGACCTTCTGATTCATCAACTTCTCTTTTCATATCTCTTAATACTTCTTCATAGTAAAGTCTTACATCACTCATGCTTTACCTCCTTTTACATTAATACGTTTAAGCTACTACCTTTCATATCTTCTTCAAATGCGTATCTCGTAGCGTCGATAGCATGATTGTCTTTGTCTTCTAGTCGTGGTTTAGGATTACCATCTTTATCAGTCTGGTAATCGATGTTCTCGAATTCTCTTGCAATGTTAGGTGTGCGTTTAGCGTCAATCACAATCGCATCTAAATCATCAAGCCATTGTTCTCCGTACTCAACGCTATCAGGTCCTTTTTTAACACCGTAAACTCTAGGGATACTAAAATCATATTGTAATTCTGCTATCGACTTCGGCTCAGCACTATCTGCACCAATGTAATCAGAATTATAACCTCTAGCATGTAACCACTTCGCTAACTCCCTGTTACTTATCTTCTGACCGTACAGTTCATCCATCGCATAAATCGTATTACGTTTCTTATCATAATGCCATCGTACAAAAGCTAACGGATCAGTAGCATAACCAAAGTCAACTGCGTTACGGATATTGTCAAAATTGTTATACTCATCATCTGTAATTTCTCTAAACTGCAAGTTGTCGAACGGTACAACACCACTACCGATTGCTTCGCCTAAGTATTCCCAACGGTAACGCTTTTCATTCTTAATGCGTTGTGCTTCTGCTTCATCTTTGAACGCTTGTGCGATGTATGGATTATCTAAGTAGGTACTATGATGAACGAATGTATTAGGAGGTTGAAATACTGTTTCATACTTCTTATTAACCCAGCTTGTCTTACGTTTAGGTGGATTGTACGTAAAGAAAAACTTATAAAAAAGACCATCATCCAACTCTCCACGTAGTAGTGAATTAGTGATAGTCGTAACTTCATCTTCTGTCTTAAATTCTGCCAATTCTTCAATCCATGCAATTGCATAGGGGAACTTGCTATCTTTTAAAGACTTTAGTCGTTCGGGATTCTGTGCGCCTCTGAATATAATCTTGTTCCCTCTAGGGATATACTGTATCTCTAGAGGCGACTTCATTACCTTAAACAAGTGAGTGACCTGTTGCTGTTCCATCGCCCACTTAATCTGTTCATATACAGAAGTTACAAGTGTATTATCCACCTTACGAATGACTACTGCATTCAAAGGATAACGCATAATCAGTTGTAACATGATATGTGCTACGTCTGATGATTTACCACTACCACGTCCACCTTTGCAGATGATGTTTAGGATAGAGGGGTCAAACGTCTTTCTCCATACACTATAGAAGTGTTTAGGCAATAAGTCTGCTATATCAATCTTCTTTCGGGATACTATCGACAAACTCAACACCACCCGTTAATTCAATTTCTTTCTTGTCTACTGGAACATAACCAGTACGATCTAAAATATCCTTCGCTGCCTGGAATGATACAAGTTCAGATTTTGCGTAAAGTAATTCAGCCATTCTTTTCATTGCAAGTGGTGCTGTACTGTCTAAATGATGTGCAGTAAAACCTTTTAAACCGTCCATAAATTCAGTCGTCTGTTTCCATCTTGATATCGTTGCATTGTTGACATCAATTTCTTTAGCGATTGATATATCCGTCCCACCTGTTTCGTGCTTGATACGAATATAGTCTTGTTGTTTCTTTGTCAACTTTAAATAGTCGTCTATTTTTGCATTGTTTTGCATCTCATATACCACCAACTTTCGCGTTAATCACTTAATTTAATATAAAAAAGACACACATCATAAGATGCATGCCTGATATCTTGTTACTCTCGTCTATACTACTATATTACTATTGAATCGCTAGGACTGTAACCTCTTAAAAGTCCGAATTGATGTAATCCATTTCTTCTGCTATTCTTCTCAGAAACCTCTCACGTACTCGAAGTAATGTCGTCTTACTCGTATAGAAGTGCTTCGCTTTCTTCTCCCAAGTATCTAGATGTAACTTCGGCTCCCAATAATTCAGTTTACATAGTTCCTTTACGTCATCGTCTGATTCGTCGTACACCTTCTCTATCGCTCTAATTATCTTCTCTAGGTTATTATAATAATCATCCGTCAAACATAGAGTTACTTCTCTGTTTACTGGATCTCCTGGAAGATTACTCTTACCTCCACCAGGATTTTCTATAATAGGATTGTCTAATAGTTCTAGCTTTCTTACTTTCAATCTATAACGTAACTTATCGATGTTAGTGATATACCCTTCGATAACTTTCATGTCGTATCTGTTAAGTTCTAGTACCTTATTCATATATACTATAGCACCCCTTATTTATATATACTTCTAACGAGCAATATCTTTCAACCTGTATGCCTTTATTTCCGTTTAGACGGGAACTCGCATAATAACTATACTCTTTTACATTTTTATAATTACAAATCACTTCTCTTATGATACTTCCTGTATTGTCGTGTTCATCTACTTCTAAACTTAAGTAGTGGTATCCATGTTCTCCTTCATGCATTTTTATAAAGTCGTCAATCTCCTTTTTATAATATACCTTTATGTTCCCTTCCTGTAATTCTTCTTTCGTAGGTATATTGAAGTATAACTTTTTTCTATTCTCTTCTATTTTGTTAACGAAATCCGAGGTATCTAAAGGTTTAGTTTTTTCTTCGTATATCTCATTGATTGCTTTTTCGAGAACTTCTATCTCGTTAGTTAGCTTTTTAAACTTCTTTGCTTTCTCGTACTCAAGTCTTAAGTCTGCAATCTCGTTCTCTAGATCCTGAAATTCGAGTTGAGATAACTTTTTATTAACATTTAACATTTTGAACAACAATGTACTAGACGTTAAAGCACTCACTGCAAGAATACTTGTAATTAACATTCCAAACATTCGCTACCTCCCTAATAATTCTCTTACACGTTCGAGTATGTCCTTACTTTCCTGTTGACTACAATCAGTCAATTAAATCACTCTCTTTTACAAACACACCATCAATCATTTTGCCTTTACGGTCTTTAATCTCGTTGTATGCTGCATCGATACATTCATCAAAAGATACGTCATTTTCTTTTGATGTTTCTTTTAATAACTCAATCACTTCGGTAACCATTGTTTGAACAGTAGAAAACAAATCTGTGTTACCATCAGTAAATTCTTTTAATGTCTTGCCTAAGTAATACAATCTTTCAACATAATCTAAAGTAGTCGCTGTCCCATCGTAATAATTCGAAAGTCTAAGAGCAACATCCATATATCCATTAATCTGTTGCATCATGATTGTCAAGACAACATACATATCGCCGATACTATCCACGATTAACTCTTTGTTACCTTTATTCAAACCATTTACAAGTTCGCCATATTCTTCGATTAATTTATCGAATTGTTTATTCGGGTCTGCTGTGTGTAAATTACGGTCAATCGCCCATTGTTTGATAAGTTCCGTTGTCATTTTAATCATTATTCATACCCTCCATAATCCCTTTAATAATCGCTACTACTACACCCAAAGCTATTGCTCCGATGACCACTGCGACTGAAATTGTTAGTATCCATAATAAGAAGTTAATCATTATAAATTTCCTCCTAGAATAAAGTTTAATGCGATGATCGTTATGAATGTAATCAATCCCCAAATTAAGCCACGCTGCACTGCTATCTTGTGATACGCCTTCTCTAATTCTTCATGATAGGCTTTAAGTTGTTTATCGTTCATCCTCTATAACCTCCCCACAAATTCACCAAAGCTTTTTATCGATTCTCTGAAATTTATCAAATTACTAATGAAGTTGTTATCATATACTTCTAATCTAGGAATTGTGTGAGTGTATTCTTTTCCGTCAATCACTACTTTGTCGTACACATATCTATATGCTTTCATTCTCTATGTCCTCCATTATCTAATAAGTGACTATGCTCGTGAATGTTTCCGATGATTACACTTTTGCCTTGCGCTACATATAAAAAATGGTTGTTAGTAAAATCGCTATGTTGCACGTACCAAGCACCTTCCACAATGTTCACTTTTCCAATAAAACCATAAGGACTTTTTAGAATATCTCCCTCAAAAATCTCCTTACCATTCTTATCATGTAAGCCTGTTGATTGTATGAGTTCCCATGTTTTCCCCAAGTCTTCTATAAAATAAGGTAAATCATCATCCCACTCTTCTAATATTGTTATTTCTCCCTCCATCATCCCTAAAGATTTTATATCAATCCAACTTTCGTCTTCTTTATCCCATGCTCTAAACTTCGGTATCATCTCTTTCCCCTCCATAAACTTTAATCTCCATAACATAAGCTAGTCGCTTACCAAACTCATTAATCTCTGCTGCTTTTCTCAATGCGAGTTCTCTCGTCTCGAATGTTGCGAATACGTCATCTGTAATTACCTGCCACACGCTGAATTTATATTGCATACCCTTACCCCTCCAATAATTTAATCGCACCCTCTACATCAGGTGTATCCTGCTTTAACAATGCTACTGCTTGTAATGTGCGTTGCTTTGCTACTCTGTTATACTGCACGCTGTCTACTTGTTCTTCTAGTTCATAATTGAGTAGTTCAACTGCTGATAACTTTGAACGTGAGAGGGATTGACCATATTCAGCTATCCCTTTCTCGTTCTGTTGTTTCAAAGTGGTCTCGAAGTCGTGTAGTACTCGGTTTGGATCACGCATTGTCGTCCTCCTGTAATCTCTCTATAAGTTCTAACACCCCATTATTTCTTGACCAACTTAACATACCGAAAGACTGTTCTTTTTCTTTGACGAAATGTTCCTTTAGTTTTTTCCATCGCTTTTCAAGTTCATCAGCACGTTGTTTTTGTTGTTCTAAATGGTTATACACTTTTAAAGGTATTTCGAATAACTCGTCATCAATCTTAATTAGGTGTTTAATCAACCAACTCACGCTCCTTATCCCATATCAACTCTCCAATAGAACCGTCTTCGTTTTGAAAATATATATAATCTACTTCAACCTCGAATCGTTTATTAAAATGAGATAAAACGCCTTGAATACTTCTGTTTTCGAATCTTGATACTGTGCCTACTTTTCTAACTGCAATCAAATCTAGTCTAGTATCATAATCAATCTCAACTTCTTCTGTGATCGTGAAGAACGTTTTTGTAATATTAAAATCCGTATAAGCATCCTCTATTACTACGTCATCTTTATAAACCATTACTTTAACCTTTTCTGTAATCGACCAAAACGTGCCTTCGTTTCCGAACTTATCATTTTCTATACAATGTTTAATCAACTCATCTAACCTTACCTGTCTTGTCTGTTTAATTTTCATTTTTCTCCTCCTGATACTTAAATTCTTCTAGTAGTCGTTTCTTAATATCCTCTTTGCTACCAACCGTTGAATTAAATACATATTTTATGATTGCGTGAATCTGTTTCGTTGAGTACTGTTTAGATTTCATTCGTCATTCTCCTTTTCGAGTTCTACTACTCCGTATTTCACATAAGCCATTAATATCGGAATCGTTTTAGGTTTATCGATGTATTCTTTAAAGATTCTATATTCACCATAATCTAAATGGTTTACATCCTTAGTAAAGTCTATAGCTTTATCTAGCGTTGAGAATACAGCTTCGTATCCTTCATAAACTTGTTCGACAATATATACTTCCACAATCCCTCTCTCCTTTCAGTTAATCTAAACAAGGTAGTGTTCTTTTAATATTTCTTTGTAAATTATCAATAGCTATAAGAATGTCTTTAGCTGACGCTTCATGTCTATTAATTAAATTAATTCTCAAATTATCTAAGTCAACACACACTTCCCACAATATGTCGTCCAACTCATTGATACGTTCTACAACTCTCATATCTGCGTTTGTTTCACCACGAAAAACGATTCCCTCTGTTAATTGCTCTGCACTAATTGTTGATTTAATTTCCATCTCTCATTTCCTCCTTATGATTTACTCCACTTTCCTATACCACTTATAAAACTCTTCCTTCGGCACTCTCCCTGTCACGTTATTATCCTTCTCATCTGTGCCAGCCACATGAATGTATTTCTTGCATTTACCTGTGACTGTGTAGAAACCACCGTATAGAATGTCTTCGTACATTTGGATCACTCCTTAAACTTATCCATGTAGTGGATTGATGGATGTTGGGGTTTATTCCATGATTTTTTCGGTTTTTGTCGCTAAGCCTTTTTTAGCTAAATAGCCATCATGTTTTTCAGACATATCATCAGTTTCTAATTCTTCTAATAAAGGTAATACCGTCTTATAAGCGTACTCGTTCATTTCTTTGGTATATGGTCTTTCTTTACGGACATTATTTAATTCAATGTAATTCTCGTAATCAACACCGATACTATTTAAATTGCCATACATCCATTGAAATGGTAACGCTATAAAACCACATACATTAGATATAAAATACAAAATATAAGAAGGTGTTTTGAGTATTGTTAAACGTATTTTCAAAAAGCCACGTTCTCTTTTTGATTTTCTACTCAAAGTTTTTAGTTTTGATTTGTGTTGTTGTGCCAGTTTTAATTGTTCTTCGTTAAATAAACTTTCTTCACCTTTAAAAAAATACTCACCTAAAGCACCATAAATTTGGTCTGATGTTCTTTTACTCATTTTTACCCCTCCTAATAATCAAATATAGTTACCTGCTCATGCACCCTCTCATCGTACTGTGTGTGCATTTCCTGAGCATTATTAAATTCCTCTACATAAACCTCTCCTGACACGTCAATTGCTCTGTACGTGTCATCTATGAGCGAATAATAGATATTACCGTTCCGTTTATCTGTTTTATCTGTCTGCCAACCTTTATTCATGTAATGGTTGAACAGTTTCATCCATTCCAATTCTTTTAAGTAGATGATCATGTGATTCACTCCTTACTCGAATAGTGCTAGTTGCTCCATACTCGCTCTGTGCAAGCCATATTCTTCACAGTATGCTGTAACTCCCTCGCTATTCGTTATCGTTGCAGGATAGCGTACACGATAGAATTCTGTACGCTCCAATATTTTATACATGCCATTCTTTAGTGGAATGACCGTTGTTGCGAACCTCTCTTTATCATCGAGTAGTTTAATGCTATTCAGTAGTCCATACATGATTACCACCCCTTAAGACAATTTGACATCTCCATTAGTCTGTTTACTAATCTTGATACGTTCTGCTTTCGGTAAATCTTTGTTGTATAATACTGCGATACGTTCTGCTATCGCTGGTATTCTGCTAATAAGTTCTAATTCTTCATATAAAGCGTTCACACAATTTACTAATCGCTTATTGTCAATCCCGACGTTGTAGACTTTACGTACTGCGTGTACGATTTTGTCTTTCGGTCTACTTGCTCTAATCTTTATAAGCACGGTATCAACGAATGCGTAAGCATCTTCTTTGTTAGTGACAATGAACGAACCATCGACCACACCCTGATTGGTACTTTTCACACCCACTTTACCTAATAATCTTGCAGCTGTTACTACCCCTAATTCGCTATACTCGATGAAATCATTCAACTCTTTATAATGTTCATTACCTTCTCGCATGTGAAAGTTGATATGGTCTTTATTCGTCCACTTGCTGACTAACGTGTTCGACTTCTGCAACGTGTCCTGTTTGATTTCATTTTTGATAATAAACTCAATAGGACGTTCTAATATTTTTAACGCTTCAAAACGATGCTGACCATCTAATATCTCGCCATTCGGTTTTACAATGATCGGCGGCATTTCATAACCATCTGTAATCTGTTGTGCTAACTTACCGACGTGTGTTTTACTTATCGTTCTGTTACTCTCGATAAACGTGAATAAGTCGTAGTTATCTGTCTTATATACGCTATATGCTGTTTCACAATTTAATAGATTCATCTTCTTCCTCCGATTTCATATTTTGCTGACTTCCATATATGCTGATTGAATAGTCTTCCAACTTCTCCACCAGGATAACGTGTGCGTGGTTTTACAATGTTACGGATAATGCTAGGCTGTTCTCTCTCTTCAAACTCTGAATTCACAGGTTTTCTTGCATGCACATGTCTATTGATACGTTTGTTTCTGTACGTCATCTCAACCACTCCTACTCCATTAGATATAATTTGTCTTCATTCACATGGTATTTCTTCGCTGTCTTCTTGATTGCTTCGATATTGTCGTCAATATTCACAAGAAAATTGTTTAACTGTTTAATATCCTCGTTGATGATAGCTTTCGTTTCAGGATTATTTACTTTGAGATATTTAATATTTGATTCATGAAAATGTATAAGCTGTTTTCTTTTTTCTTTGTGCAACTTCTTTAACTCTCTATTAACTTTCGCCACGATCATTTCGTGTATCTCATTGCTTAACTCTTTATTGTTAAATACATTAACGTTGTAAATAGTCACTATCGTATTATCATCTTTACTAACTGAAATCATGTAATTCTCGAATCTAAAACGTCTCTTACCTTCTCTTTCTTCACACTCTACACCTTTCTTAATTGCGTTCTCGACCCATTCAGTCGCCTTCTTTTTACTCACGCCATGTTGCACACGTTCCCAAAATCTTTGGAACGCATGATTGCTAAGTGTATACTCACTCATCTCAACCACTCCTTATATTCTGTTTTCAAATAACTCAGGGAATCTTTTTTCATACTTCTTCGGTACAGGTTCTCCTGCATTTAATAAGCTGATAATCATTTTCTTAACTGCTCTGTCCGAATCTTTTTCGATAACTATGTTTTCATCTGTTTCTTTCTTATATCGCTTCACTTTTTCTGTCGCTGCACGTTCAAACGACCAACCGTACTCTTTAACTCTCTGCCAAAAATACGCTTTATTGATTCCGTTTTCGACTGCGATATTACTCCACTTCTTATATTCATCAGAAACCTTATTAGTGCGTTTAGGCGGTGTCGTAAGCGCCTCTTCAAAAGTCATACCATCTCTCGAAATTCTCACTTTATAAGTATCAAGTGAAACAGCTGCTCTATGTTTATTCTCATCAAAATAAATTCGTGCTGACGTTTTAGGTTTCATCTCACTTCATCCTTTCTTTCGTTGTCGTCTCACTTTCTTCAACTCTTCATATTCAATCCACTCAGTGCCATGTTGCTCCTGGTAGTACTTCGGCGCTCTACATATCCATATCAGCGACTTATCTTGATATAAGTATCTGAATAGCTTTGCCTTCACTTTCGCTGTCTCTGTCGCCATGCCTTTGATGTCGATTACCTCTGTTGTTCCGTCCGTATACGTAACCTCGAAGTCTGCGATGTACTCCATCTTGCGTTGTTTCTTAAATGCAGGTATCAATTCGTATCTAGGCTGCAACTCGATATGTTCGATTAATCCGTTACGTTTCAGATAAATGTAATAGTCACGTTCTACTATCGAATCGAATATATGACCGTCATACTCGACCTTTTTTGCGTTATATTTACTCATATTTACGTCCTTTCAACATAGCGTTCAATCGTTCGTCTACTTTTATCCACTCGTCCAGGTGGTATTTCTCGTTAAAACTGTCTATTCCTATCTGATGTTGCTCACTGTGGTGGGAGCGACATAATGCTAAGACTTCATTTCCGTAATGATCTATCTCGTTTCGGTTACGTCCTGCACCAACTGCGTATCGATGTGCTAAGTCTGAATTTTGCGCTCCACAGATTACACACGTTCGATTTATCGTACTCATGTATAAGAATGTTCTATCGTTTTTTAACATGTCGCTCGTCTTGTAATTGAGTGGAATGTTATTCTCGAACACCCACATAATAATTAAGTCGATTAGTTCTCCTGCGACCTTTCTGCTACAGTCACTTAATGACACGTTTAGATAGCCATTCATGAACGATAAATAGTCTGTGAACATTTCCCTCATGTAGTCTCTAGGTTGTCCTGTGTGTTGCTCTATGTCGTTGCAGAGTGCGAATATCTTCCTACGTTGCTTATCCGTTATCTTCTTACTGTCGATAATCTCCATTTCAATATCGACTGCGATTCCGTTGTCGATTAGCAGCATGGCATCAGGTGTCATCTCGACACCCTCGACCAACGCTTGACCGTTCTTATATTTCAGTATTCGTGGCATTTAATCACTTCCATGCGTTGTATATTCGATAACAATAATCACTTTTCCTCTATGGTCTAATTCACAATGTTGTTCGATTATAGAGATTTCATTTGCATTTTCTGCAATCCACAAGTTCACTTTTTGTTCAAATGAATCAACAGGATATCCAAGAAAAAATTTGTAATATATTTCTTTATTCATCTTTAATCACCTCATTAGAATGGAAGTTCAGAATCTTGAATATCAATTGGACCTGTTGCGTTCGCAAACGGATTGTTACTATTCGCATTTTGAGGTGGTGTAGATGCGTTGTTTCGCTGTTGTTGATTATTTGTATCAGATTGTCCTTTTCGCTCTACAAACGTGATATTTCGAACAACTACATCCGTTGTGTAAATCGTCTTTCCGTCCTTCTCATACTTACCTGTGTCAATTTCGCCCTCGATACCAATCTGTGAACCTTTACTAAAATGTTGAGCGATAATTTCAGCTGTTCTATTGAATGCTTTACAGTTGATATAGTTCGTACCATACTCTCCTGTGTTCTTATCTTTAACTCGCTTTCGTACTGCTACCGAGAAACTTAATACTTTAGTTGATCCGAACTCTTTAATCTCTAAATCTCTAGTGATGTTTCCTAAAATTGATACATTATTCATTGTCATATTCCTCATTTCGTCTATTTTCGATTTTTGTTATTACTTCTTCTGTATATTCGTCTAACTCTGTGAACTCGCCTTCTTCAATCATCTTCTTCGTTGTGATTCCTAGCGAAGCCCAGTATTCGAACATCATCTTGTTATCACGATTCTCTTTGCATAAGTCACGTAGTACTTCTAGTAAGTCGTCAATAAGCATTTTGATTCACGAACCTCTGTATTTTTTTATGGAAGTTTAATGTTGCGATTCCTGTAGCACCGTTTCTGTTTTTAGCGATGATACATTCGAGTTCGGATATACCTGTCGCTTCATCTGCTTTTTCTCTGTCATAGTAATCTTCTCTGTGTAGCATGAATACCATGTCGGCATCTTGCTCAATACCTCCTGCTTCCCTCAAATCACTCATCATAGGACGTTTATCGTTTCTACCTTCTACACCCCTACTTAACTGAGATAAGGCTATTACAGTGCATTTATATTCAAGTGCGATAACCTTTAGCTTTCTCGATATATCCTCGACCTCTAAACGTCTGTTATCTCTAAAGTTGCTGTCAGATTTCATTAATGTTAGATAGTCGATGATAATAACGTTTCTGTCGCTTTCTTGTTTCATCATGCTTGCAGCACGTCTGATGTCTACAGGTGTCGCTTTAGGGTCTGCGTTCACTCTGATGTTCGATTTACTGTATCGATCTAGGAAGTTGATTGATTTCTCTATCTCTTCGTTCGTCAATGCGTCCACTTTATCGAACTTCTTCAGGTCGATTAATGTCTGCGATGCCATCATTCGTGTAACGATATCTTTCGCTGGCATCTCTAGTGAGAATACTGTAACGTTACAATCGTTCTTTTCGAGTTCTAATGCCATATTGAGTGCGAACGCTGTCTTACCTAGCGATGGTCTAGCACCGACTACTACTAGTTGCCCGGGTTTGAAACCACCGATATAGTTGTCAATCGAAGTAAATCCTGTCTCCATCACGTTAGTTTTCTTACCGTTGAAGATTTCATCAGCGATTGCATCTATGGTCTCTTTCTTGCTATCTATCTTCTTAACCTGCAGTCCATCGAGATAATCAATCGTTGACTTTAGATAGTCGAGTGACTGTCTCGAACGATCTTGTGAATAGTTCTCAGTCGCTTCTGCGAGTTTGCGTTCCTTATACTTCTCTAGCACTTCTATTTGATAGTTAGTAAAGTGTGATTTCATGATGTACTTATCACTTACTAGCTGTTTCATTAATTCAGTAGGCATGAACCCTGCTTCAAGTTTCTTTGCTTGAATGTATATATCATTCTTATCTACTCTGTTTTGCTCGTTGATATACTTCATCACGTTGTTAGCGAATCCATCACTGAACATTTCTGGCGATAGTGCGAGTTCTCCATATAGTTCAGGGAACTTTAGTAATGCTCCGATGACTAAGTATTCTAAGTTAGATTCATTCATTGAGTTCACTTCTTAATCTATCCAATCTAGCGAGTAACTCTGCTCGTCTTTTTGGGTCTTCTGTACGCTTGTTGCGTTCGACTGCCTGCTGTATCTCTTCATATTGTAGTTGTGCCTGATTCACTCGTTTAATAACGATGATGTCTGAGGGTTTAGGCTCGAATCTGCTTTCTTCATAATGTTTAAGTAGTTTCTTCTGAGTAAGTTGGTAGTCTCCTTTTTTTAAGGAGTACATCCATGCTTTAGCTACCGTTTCATTAATATGAAATTTAGGGTATAAGTCTACGAGTATCTCTAATATCTTTCCTGCTTCTTTATTGTTCATGTAGTCACTCCTTAATATTTCCTAAGAATGAATTAATATTAAAGTTAGATGATCCTTTTACTTCTTCTGAATAGTCATCTAAGAACGATTCGTTATTAAGGAATGTTTTAGGATATTTCTGATACTGTTTATCTGTTATTGTCTTTAGATAATCTTTAGTACCTTTCATAATTACTTCTTTAGAATGTTTCTTACGTACAGCTTTATATTTAATAAATGCTGCTTTCCTATCCTTCTTTTTGTCGTATAGGTTATACCATTCATCGAATTCTGAAACTATAGCGTCATCGTCAGATGCGCATATATTCTTATCATTGTTATTCTTAAGACTGTTATTCTTAAGACTGTTATTCTTAGTACTATCATTTTGTAAGGATACGTTTTGTAAGGATACGTTTTGTATGCTTACGTTTTGATAGGATACGGGTTTATGATGTAAATGATAGATGTTATTACTGAACCCGTTAGCTGTTCTATTCCTAGTGATTGTTAGAAAACCATTTTCTACTAATTGCTTCTTGTATTTATTGAACCGTCTTTCACTGATGTTTAAGTGATAGCATATTAACTCTACGCCCGGAAAAGCTACATCTGTTGCACCTGCGTATGAACTTAAGTAAGCGTATAACCCTTTAGCTTCAATATCGATATGCTCGTTGCAGGTTAAATTTTTGAATACTAATCCGTAACCTTTCAAGTCACTTCTTATTAGATCGCTCACTTAATCACTCCTCTTTTTCGGCTTTCTTCTTTTCTGTCATCTGCTCGAATACTTTAGTGAAGTTTACTGCATCTTCTTTTGTCATCTGTTCGTATGGTGGCATCTTCACGTAATCTGTGATAAGTTTTTCAGTCGTTCCTTTAGCGCTCACTTCAACTAACTTCTTTAAAGCTATTTTTAAGTTGCCTATATCTTCGCTGCTTGCAGGCTCTTTTACTTGCTCAGGCTCTTTCTCTCCGTTGTAGATGTATAGTCCTAAACCATGTAATGCTGCAGCTTTAACGAAGCAACGCTTATGTGCTTTGTTGATGTCAAATGCTGCGACTGTATCAGGTGGCACGGGTTTGTTTCTAAAGTCGAGTACAGGTAGTAGTTCAGTTTCAGTCTTACCTTTAATCGTTACTGATACTTGAACGAAGTAACCTTCTTTAGTTTTAAGGAATGGTACGAAGAAGTCGTCAATCGGTACATCGGGGTGTGGGAACTCATGAATCTTAACTGAGTAATCCGGGTCAATTTTCTTCAAGTAACCATGCGCCCAACTCCATGAAAGATAGCTTAATCCATTCTTCTGTTCTACGTGATCGTTTACATTTACCTTATTTAACTGTTCGAATAATGATTCTGTCATTCTTCTTCTCCCCCTAATTCAGATACATCAAGTAGTTTATGTTCATACTCTGTAACTTCTGTATGTTGCCATATATCATGTGTTTCTAATGAAGGTTGATTATCTCCTTCTCCAAAACCTTTAAATAACTTCGCATCTTGTCTTGATGTGCTATATTGCGTTTTATAACCACTGAACGAACCAACGAACAGTGTAGGCTCTACGCCTTTAAGCGAGTAATAGTAAGTGATTTTAGGCTCTGTCTTATAATTCATCTAGCAGTCCTCCCTCAAATACTTTGTCTAACTGATAGTGCCAGGCTCTCAATTTGTGATTGCATTGAAAGTCGAATAAATAGATACTTCTATGACCTTCTGCATACCTCTTATCGATATGCTTGAATTCGATTGTTGTCATACCATCTTCAACCGTAAAACTTGCTTTAGCTTGAATATCTGTAGCGATAATACGTTCGATAACTTCTGATACTTCATTGAATAGTAAGTTGTTGTTCATCATATCAGCGCACCATCTTTCATAACTGCCATCATGCGCTCGTACTTTTCATATGCTGATTCGTGACTGTCATGTTCAAGTGATATGTGAATATCTCTGTTTCCGTTCTCGTAAGAATCGCTAAAATGCGTTAAATCTATCCATCCATATATAGTATTGTGATTTATCCATACATCCTTCACATCGTTCTCAATAGCGTACTTATTCAATTCGTTTAACATGTATAGAAAATCTGATTTGCAAAATTCGATAGCTTCCATAATTTCTCCATTTCCTACCTGCGCAGAATATGGTACACTGTAAGTGTCTAATTTACGTGAACGCATATCTGTTAAAGGTATGTGTTTTTTATTTGTTCTCGTAAGCTGTATAAAATTCCGAACCTGTAATTTTAATAATTTCATCACTTTCTTTTAGTTTTGAATTACCTTTGTAATAAACAGTACCGTTTGCGCAAAAACGCGAGTGCGAAAAACGCATTGGTCTATCAATCATTAAGTCAAAGAATCCCCAACGTAAGAAATTTTCAGGATCATCATTTTTGTTAGTCGAGATACCTTTACTTTCTAGATGTTCTTTATATTCTTTGTTGAATTTCTTCATCGTTGCTGAATTTTTTCTAGGTGTACCATCCATTTTCAGTTCGTCTTTCGGTGCGTTTAATGCGCGCAATTGACTCCAAGTTAAATTAGGCACCAATGTAAAATCATAATATTCCATGCCATCATTTAGTAATCCTCTTTCTTTCAGGAACTCGTTTCTTGCTTGTTTAATCTCCATACTTAAATTCATTTCTTTTAAGTACTTTTCGTTCAATTCCCCTGCTAATTTATAAAAGTATTCCATTACTTTTCCTCCTCAATTTTATCTTCATCTTCTTCCATTTCTTTTTCATCATCTTTAGTAACGAAAACATGGCTCTCATCTTCTTCATAAGAAGTAAATAACTCTTCCATCACATCTCGCATGAACTCGTTATCTGGTATCATCTCATCACCTCCTTTAACGAATGTATTGAAACTTAATCACGCCACCACTATCATCGAATTTGCTGTGTAGCACTCGTATATCGTCATCTTTCGTGTAATAGGATAAATCCCTCTTAAACTTCTTTACTTCGTTTCTACGGTACGTCAGCACTATAATGTGACTGATTTTATTTATCGCTTTCAACGAATTCACTATTGATAACGAGTAGTAATGCTGCACATGATAATGCGATGAATAGTCCTGCTGTTTCTAAAGGTGCGAGGTGGTCGCTTAATAATGTGATGATGTAGCTTATAGCGAGTAGTACAGTTGTTGTTGCTATGAATAGTTTCATCTGTTGCACTCCTTTATCATAAAATTTCTTATGAATTCTCTTGCAGGTGCTACTTCGATATAACGTTTATTGCTGCCTTCAAACCTTCTGATATATTGCTTAAAGTCTTGATGCGAATAAACTTTCTTTTCGAGATCACTGAATGATATTCCACAAATTTCAGGAAACTCATGTTTCGCGTCTGCAAAATCCGCGTATTCACGTTGTGGCATTGCTTGTTGAATTACGGCAACAAGTTCAGCTTTAACGTCTGATAAATCGATTGTTAGCATAGACTAACCTCCCTCAATTCACTTAAAGTAAATCGTACTTCAAAAAAATTAGAGTTTGATATTCTCAACCTCTATCTTAAAAAGTTTTGCTAAAGCGTAGACAACTAGTCCTTTAGGTTTTACATCTCCTTTTTCCCAAGAGACCACAGTTGGTTTACTTACTCCTAATATGTCAGCGACATCTTGCTGTGTCATATTAACGCTCGTTCTCCATGTTTTAATATCAAAACGTGGTGTTCCTGTCATGCCATCACCTCCTTGCTACAACTAACTATAGATTAACTTAAAGTAAAATGCAAGCCTAAAAGTTAAAAAATATTTACTGAAAGTTAAACGAAAATTAACCTTCCTTTATATGCACGAAAAAATATTTAATTAACTTATTGTAAAAAAACTTAACTTATAGTAAAGTATAGATATAAACGAAAGAGAGGTTTTAACAATGACTAACAAAAGCGCAAGAGAAATATTATCTGAGAATTTACAGAACGCACTAAAAAGAAGTGGTATGGATCAAAAAGATTTAGCATTAAAAATTGGAGTTTCTCCTGCGTCTGTTACGAATTGGTTAAAAGGAATTAAATATCCAAGAATCGATAAAATACAAGCAATTGCCGATGCTTTAAATATTAGCCAAAGTGAATTAACTACTGACAAAGATGCAAGAAACGAAATAAAAAATAACATCGAAACACTTGCAGCACACATTGATGGCGATGTAACTGAAGAAGAAATGAAAGAAATACTAGCATTTATCAAAGGTATTAAAGCAAGTAAAAAATAATCTAATCGAACCCACACCAAAAATCTTATAGTGCAATTAGCGTAAAGGAGGATGGTATTATCGGAAAGTTAGAAGAACTAACGCAACTGTCATCTGAATGTTTATTGATTGAGAAAAAAATCCCTAACAAAAAATATAAAGGATTATACTTCGACAATATAATAGTCATCGATAAATCTGTTAAGGGTAAAGAGTATAATGAGGTTCTCGCAGAAGAAATAGGACATCATTATACGTCTGCAGGTAATATACTTGATTATAAGAAAACTAAAAATATAAAACAGGAAGTAAAAGCGAGGCGCTATGGAATTGAGTTAATCGTTACGTTAGATGGATTGATTGAAGCGTGGAGATTAGGATTACATAATTTATATGAAGTGGCTGAACATTTTGAAGTAAGGCAGTCGTATGTATTAGATGCGTTAAACTATTATAAAGTTAAGTATAACAACGTTGCTATGCATAATGGTTACAGAATTACTTTTGATCCATTACATATTATGATATATAAAGAAATAAATTAATGGGAGGTTAAAATGTTTAAGAAAATAATTGAATTACAAAAAAGAAAGAATGCCGAAATAAAGGATTTGTTCAGCGAAAACCCTACAACTGAAAAAGGAAAGAATTTAAAAGAAAAGTTAGATAAGATAGACGAGAAAAAAATAGAAAAAAGTCAGTTAAGCATTCAATATTTTAATAATGCGGATATAAATCCGATTTACGCCAAGAAAAACGCTGCTAAAGTATATAAAAACTTAGCGCCGAATAAAAAAGCATTAGTAGTTGCAGATGTCACTGAAAAAATAAGAATTAGAAACAGCAAAAGTAATAAATTTAAAAATGGAGAAAAAGGCTTACTTATCATGAATGATGAATGCATATATTTTATCAAGCACGGTTATGGTGTATCTTATCAAGAATATCCTTTAAATAAAGTTAAAGGAGTGCAATTAGATGGTCCAATAACTATAGAAATTATGTTTGGTAGAACTCCTAAATACTTTAGTATGATTGGCGGACAGTATGAATTTATTAACGAATTCAAAAATATTTATTATAGCTAAATAAGGGTGTCTTTGTCATACCCTTATTTTTTATACACTTTTTTTATGAAAGGAGCACTATTATGGCTACATTTACAGTATATAAAAGAACGAATAAGAGTGGTTTTTCGTGGCAGTATGACGTTAAGGACACGTCATTCAAGAATGGTAAGAAACGTAAGGCAGGATTTAAAACTAAAGCAGATGCAACGAATGCAGCACTTGAATTGATTAAACAGATTGATGATGGTAATCATATTCAGGATAATAAACGCTTTAAGGATTATTACAATGATTGGCTTGAAATCAACGGTAAACTCGATTTATCAGACAAACAGGTCTATTGGTATAACAGAGCGTTAACTTTATTTTTAGATCACTTCGGAGAAAATATACTTGTTAAGAATATCACTCGTTCAGAGTATCAGAAATTCATTACTAATTACTCAAGAGGTCATGTGACTGAAACAGTACGTAAAGTGAATAATTTATTAAAGGCTTGTTTAAGGGATGCGGTTTATGATGGTTATCTAAAAAAAGACCCTACTCATAAAATCAATTTTAAGGGTACTGTAGAAGCAAAGAAGGAACAGGCGAAGTATATGTCTATCGAACAATACGAAGCTGTTATAGACTATCTAAAAGGCAAACATGAAAGAAGTTCTATATTACTTTATATCCTGGCAATCACAGGCGCACGATTTTCAGAAGTGAATAATTTAAGTTACGAAGATATTAGTATCAAAGACGGTACTATCCACCTACATGGCACTAAGACAGAAAATGCAGATAGAATCGTGGAAGTATCTAAGAATGATGTTATTTTAATCAATAAGCACCTTCTAAAGCACCCTAAAAGAATAGACGGTAAAATCTTCATGTTGTCGCATACTGCTGTAAATAAGGTATTTAAAAAGCTTAAAACACATATAGGCATTTCAGACGAGATTACACCATACGCTTTAAGACACACACATGCATCGTACCTGATCAGTAAACAGATACCGATTGAATATATTAGTAAACGTTTAGGTCATGCGAACATATCAATCACGTTAGATATTTACACACACTTACTTGATGAACATAAAAAAATACAGGGTCAACGAGTGAGAGAATTATTCTCTTGA